TCAACTGCCATTCATTCTTTTCTTTGTGTGACAATATTTTGATTTGTGAAATAAAAATTGGTTCAGGTTGTTGTACTTGTGCTTCATTAACAACTTTGACTAAACCCCAATCTTCTAATAGGAGTGCGATAGCATTCCTACGAGATAAATCATTTTCAGATAAATCTGTCGGTTTCCCGTCAAGTGCAAACAATTCTTTAAAATGTACAATATAGTATTTGCCTTGTTTATGCAAGATATGGCAAGATTGGAATAAAGTTTTGTCCTTCTTCGAAGCAACACCAATTCTGGTCAATGTCTCTCTTACTTTTAGAAAATCGTCTGGTTGTGTTAAAGTTACTTCAACTAAGTCCTGTATTCCTATCATTACTAATTCCGCCTTTATTTGTTTTTGCTCTTATTTCAGCGATTTGGTCTTCATTAAGTATGCGGAGTGCTTCTTTGGCCTTTTCATTTGAATAACCAAAATATGTTTTAATGCATTCCAAATCTTTCAAAACCTCTGTTTTTTGCCACGGTTGAAATTTCCGTTTCATGGGTCTAATAGTATTTAGAAGATACTGGTACTGGAGGTCTTTATCAACACCTGGATAGATGTTCATTTCGTTGGCATATAGTACACAGTCCATGTGATAGGACAAAGAACGGTTAATAAGAAAAGCTTTATAATCATCATACCCTTCACCATTGAAAACATCTTTCTTGGTTTGAAGGATAGAAGGAATAATCTCTTTGAATAAATCAGGCATTATTTAAACTCACAGTCCACCATGATTTCAGTCATACAGGCAATCATATTAATCTCATGGTCTGCAACGAATGCAGATTGATATTGATACTTAGCCAAATGCAAGACCAACTGGGGTACAGAGTTTGGTTTCAACAGGTCATATAGACCATCATAGATTTTACGATAGATTTTTGTTGGATCATTGTCTAGATTTTGTGTGACCCATTTACGAGCTGATGCAAAGTCTTTTTCTTTCAAAGATTTGATTAAATCTTTTAGTTGTACATCTGCAACTGAACCGAGAGCACTTTTATCAATGACACCAGAGATGGAGAATCGTTGAAGTTCATTTAGAACCCTACGATTATCTGGAAAGTGTTTAGAGATAATTGCCGCAACAACCTCTTTATCATATTTTACTTGTTCAAGTGTAAGGATACTTTCAACACGTTTGAAGAATCTGGAAGCCATTGCGGCTTTAGAACCATTCAACTTAAAGTCGATACAGGTACAACGAGAATGTATCGGTTCCATGATACGATTCTTAAAGTTGCAAGTAAAGATGAACGAACAATTGGATGCAAATTCATCAATCACTCCACGAAATGCAGGTTGAGTTGAATTTGGATTTAGGTAGTCTGCTTCATCTACGATAACAACTTTGCGTCCACCCATTAAGGACATTGACGAGGCATAGTTCTTAATCTTATTTCTTAGAACATCGATGCCTGAATCATCAGAACCGTTAATCATGATATAATCACAACCAACTTCCTGACATAAGGCTTTTGCAACAGTAGTTTTACCGACACCGGCGGTGCCAGACAACAAGAGATTAGGTATCTCTTTACGATTCACGAATTCCTGAAATGTTACTTTCAGTGATTCCGGAAGAATACATTCTTCAATAGTTTTTGGGCGATACTTCTCAACCCACAACATGTGTTCAGCCATTCAAAAACTCCATAATATAAAAAATTCATTGTATCACACTTTACGCCAAATGTCACCCTCCTTGACGTAAAGTTTACCATCCGGTCCTGGTTTCAAATCCACGGAAACATTTTTTTCTGTTCCAGGAATATATCTTGTACCATTACGAAATGTGACTGATATTGGATCTACCGGTGATGTATCAATTTCACCATATGTAGCTTTAAAAGATAGATAATGGCCAGAGTAATTTAGTTGTTTAACAATATCATCTGTGGCAAGTTCATCACTTTTAAAGACAAGTTTTTCACTGGCTTGTTTATAACCTTCTACACCGATTGCAAAAAGGCCTAAAAGGCCTAGTGATTTTGCAAAAGTTCTACGACCTGTGGGTGTCATTTAGCGTCCTTGATACCTTCAATTAGAGCCTCAACTTCTTTGAATTCTGCAAAGTCGGTTGATAGAGACTGTTTAAATTCATATACGGCAATTTTACGAATAATCTTTTTTGGAAGATTAAGTTCATCGTAAGCCAAATCAATCATATCAGAAATAGATTCATTATTGGATCTTGTTCTGTTCATACATGTAACAATTTCCTCAATATAACCCCTGAGACTCTTTAGTTGTTTTTCATCAAATGTACCAAATAGTGTATTTACTGTAGTCATTTTATAGCTCCGCCTGTAGTTTACCTACAACTTCCAATAAAGGTTCTCTTGTTGCAACATTACCATTCAATAGGTTAATCATTGTCAATTGAATACCTTCAGGATTTTTACCTTCAAATACAACAGAGATTTGTTTTGGATTTACAAAAATTGTGCCTTCTGTTTCGGCATCTAAAAATGGAATTAACATATTACATTACACTTTCATTTTTTTCAAAAGCGACCCAATATTGAATGTCATCTTTTGTGTTTTTAAAATGTGCAAATCCTTTGAAAGAAATTTGCACTTCGTATTCACCAGGAATCATTTTTAAGTTTTCAACTTTAAAAACAATCTTGTATGATTTACCGTTACCGGCACCAACATTAATTGAGTTGGTATGTTGTGCATCATCTTTAGCATCATATGCAACCAATTCAACAGATTCACCGTCAGATTGTACAGAGATGTTTGGAGAAGACAATACAGAAGATGCCTTCATAATGTCAGAGTAGTCTTCAGCAGTCAAAGTAAAAGAACAATCAACTTCATCCAATTTAATTTCTTTGTTTGGAGGAGTAACAATCATTTCTTTTGCAGCTTTACGGAACTTAGTCTTACGGCGACCTCCGTTGAAGATAACATTAGCAGAATCAAATTCCAGTTCTGTTGCATCTTTAAACAAAGAATATACAGACAAGAATTGGTTCAAATCATACACACAGAAATCTTCGGGAAAATCATCCTTGAGAATCGCCTGTGCAAGTACAGATTTACCTGCGGAAATTGTGGTAAGTTTATTACCTTTTTTAAATTCAATACCCTGATTGATTGTTGAAAAGTTTTTCAACACTCCTAGGGTTTCATTAGATAGTTTCATCTTTTTTCTCCATTACAAAATCTTCACTAGAATACATTATATCATGTTCATACAAAAACATCAAGCAGCACATTGCATGTGCCAAGTGATGAATACCAGATTCGGGATCCATGACTTCACCCTTTTTCCATGCCCACACATGTCTTTCTAGTGCATCAAAGTACCTGCGTTTTGAATCAGGTACTTTTTTCCAATTATCACGTTCATATTTTTGAGCACCAAAAGTCAAAACTTTAACAGTTTCTTCTAGTGCTAAAGGTGGAAGTAAACCATACTCTAACTTGTTAGCATCATATTTGCGACCAGCCTCTATCATCTTAGGCATTACATTTCTCCAACATAATTAGCAACAGCTGGCATATCTCCATGGAAGTGATAGGTACCAATGTGTGCAGTACGCATCCAAGGACACAACCAGATTGAACCACCCATGTTTCTCCACCATTGACAGAACATGTAATCTTCCGATAGATAACGCTCTGATTTTTTATCAATTACGGTGTCAAAATATGCATGAATATATCTTGAGCCATCAAAGTTTGCCTGACCCACATGGTCTGGTTTATATTTGAGTTCAGGATACTGTGCAGCAAATTTAGGGAAAACTTCACGTTTAACCATCATAAAACCAGTTCCAATTTCTAGAACTTCAAGAGGTTGTGTAACCGAAAACTGTGCAGTTCCTTTAACAGGATTAAATACAAAGTCACCTGCTACCTTTTCTAGTACACCAGCATCAAGTTCTGGATTCTTTTCAAGAGCTTTCTTGACAGATTTCCATTTGATTGCTTTCTTTGGATAAGGTCCACCGATAACATCTTTATCAAGTGCTAACATTGCGATAACATCTTGCGGATTAAAATTAATATCCGAATCAATAAACAATAGATGAGTGCATTCTGAACGATTCAAAAACTCATCGACCAAATAGTTTCTTGCCCTTGTAATCAACGATTCATTGAACAAGAAAGAGAACTTTACCTGGATGCCGTATTGCATACAAAGGCCTTGTAGGTCCAAACAAGCCTTCATATAAAGACCGTGGTTCATACCACCATACATTGGTGTTGCTACAAAAATACTAAACTTCTGAAGCTCTTCTTTTTTAATACTTATTTCCATGTAAACTCCATAAAATAGGGAAAACCACTTCCGCAGAGAAGTGGTTTATGTTTGCTTAATTAAGCAGTTAGTGAGTAACCTGCGCTCATTGCAGCTTTAACCATTGCTTTGGTTGGTGAACCAAGACGGTAAAAACTGATTTTTTCGCCACTTTCTGTGTAGCGGGTGTTAGTGTAAATAACATGACCTTCTTTGCGAAGCTCTTCGATCCGTGCGGAAACATTCTTGATACCGAAACGGCGTTGTGCAGCCTTAACTGTGAAAGTGTTGTAACCCTCAGTTTGTTTAAGTGCGGTCAAGATTTTTTGTTTTGCGGAAACTTTTTCCATAATATAACTCCAATAATTAAAAATACCTCACATTGCGTGAGTGTCACCATCATACATTTATATATGACGTTTGTCAAGCATATTTGTGGTATACTTGTTTTACCTGCCAACTTGCGGCAGATATTTTGCCTTGGTTTCTTCCCAAGACAAATAGATTAGGTCATCATAAAAAAGATTTTCATATGATACCTTGTTTTGTTTCTGTAGTTGCCGAATACGGCCTTTTGCATACTTTGTTTTCCAAATATTGGCCAAAGTTTCTTCACTGGTATCAAAAGACTTTACCAATTCTGCATCACCAATTTCTTTCCGTAAGAATTCATTTGTGTTATTATACAG